AATTGCAAAAATAATAAGTTGTATTTGCAGATAAGTTAGCTTTAACTCCACTAAAACTTAAACCGCTACCATAAAGAGCGCCACCTTGTCCTTGACTTGCTGTATTTTCAACTGTGCTTATATCTATTTTTGGTGTACCACGATGGCCTGTCTGCCCATCTTCAGGATAAGGATCGTTTATATAACCAGATAATGAGTATTCTGCAGTAGTATTAACTCTAAATGTATACCACATTGGACCTTTGTCGGATATAGTTGAAGTAATAGATGTGCCTTGCTGTATATTTAAACCCCATTCTCCACCACCAATACCTGACCAAGCTCTAGGGCCAAATTGAGTATCTACGGCATACGGAACAAAAGTTGGTTTAGTGCCAGTCTTATCTGTTACACTTGAAGCCTGTGAAGCAACAGCAGCACTACCTGTGCCTCCTGCGCCACCGGGTCCACCGCCTCCACCACCACCTTTAATATTAGCACCACTATTGTTTACTACTGTTGTTGAAACAGCAGCAGCCAAAGCTGTACCGCCTCCTTGTCCAGATGCTCCTCCCATCCCATATATATTACCAGAGTTTGTAACTGTTATTGATCCAGCGCCACCAGAAGCTATATCAATAGCAGCAGCACTAGTTGATGTGCTGTAAACAGTTACCCCTGCGTTTATTACAATAAATTTAGGATAATCTACAGCGTAGTCATCTCCAAATATACTTGTTCCTGATTGCTGTGTAGAGTTTGATGAAAATGTTTTCTTCCATCCTTTAGCTTGAGAATAAAAATCACTAAAACTAATAGCTCCACTTGTTGGTACGCCTGCAGATAAATTAGTGGCTGTGTTATTGCCAGCATTAGATTTTACATTAGTATTTGCTCCACGATAATAACTAGCCATATCAATGGCACTACTGCCACCTACAAATTCAGTTCTTAAATCTGATGCTGCTATTGTTCCTGAAGCTGTTATTGTCATTATGGGCTTCCATAAGCTGTTATGTTATTTGCAGATGTAACCGCACCTGTAGATGCTAATTTAAATACTGTAGTACCGTTATATTTAAACAAAAGATCATTGTCTCCTGTATCTAGTATTATGCTCCATTTACTAGAACCAAATAATATAGACTTACCATTTGTATCTAAATTACCTCCTAATTGAGGTGTGGTATCGTTAATTAAATCTGTAGGAACTAGAGCAACATTAGCATTTCCTCCTGTGCCATCTGCAAAAATAATATTACTGGCTCCGTTTGCTATAGCTACTGTTGTCCCACTACCGCCACCTTGTTTAATTGTAGCAGTTTGTCCTGTGCTATTTTTAAATATATACCATTTTTGTTGATCGTTAGGATCTATAGTTACATTAAATGCTCCACTAGGAGTGCCTGTTAGTATAATTACTTTATACTGGCCATTAGATAATGTGCCGTCACTTGTTGTTAATGTTACAGCTCCACTTACCGTTAAAGTTAAAACTCCATTTAAAGCTCTGTCAATAATATCAAAGTTTGCATTGGTTGTTGTGCCCCATGTTCCTGATTGTTCTCCAACTCCAATTTTTTCTAGCCCAGTATTTCCTGTATATGTGCTTGCCATTTTTACCTCATGTTTCTATTTCTACCCAAGACTCACTCCCAGATGGATTAATTGTTGTGTACGTTTCGTTTGCTGCTGGAGCAATATTAACAAACAGCAACTCTCCAATAGAAGATTGGTCAAAAATTACATTTTTAGTTGCCTTTCCTGAACCTATGATATTACATTCTGGGTCTACTGTAAACTCTGGCTCTAGTGTTGCATCACCTAATCTTAATCTTACACCTATAGATGTTTTTGTATAATTAAAATCTAACTCTGCATTTGTGCTACCAGTAATATATAAACCTGTAGATGTTTGAGTAAAAGCTGGTATCAAAGTAGAAATACCAGACATAGTTCCAACACCAACACTAATAGCAATAGCAATAGCAGACTGCTCAGATACTCCAGCTAATAGAATATTCTGATCAGAAATAGCTCTTTCACAAAATGTTGATGCACCTAACATTAATCAGCTTCCTCTATTGCTTCTCTTGCTTTCTGTCTTGATGACGTGATATCGTCAGGTATTGCTACACCTTTTTCAGCATGTCTAATTACATACCAATCTGTTGATGCTAAGTAGGCTTGGCTAGTTGCGTTAGTGACTGCTTGAGCATTAACTGCTATCTCTGCATCAGTGAAATCCGGGGCAGGAGTGTTACCTTCTGCTATCCATGCGAGTACGTCACCACAGTGACGATTAGCAGGGTCATTAGGTATTGAAATAGTGTCGTTGACTATGTATCCAGCTTTACTAGATTTACAAGATACTATCCATGCTGTGTTGTTTTTTTGGTTCATCTTATAACTCCGAATCTGCTGTAAATACAAGTACAGCACTGTTTGCACCTGCATAAGCTCTGTCACCTAGTGAAGAGAATCCACCTAAGTCAAAACCTAATGACGTTGTGCTGGTTGTAGCCCCCTGTGCTGCAGTAGTGCTTGTTGAAGCCTTACCTGCTGCAGACCCTTGAAATGTCACTGTAGTGTCAGCTAACCGTGCAATAGTAGGAGCAACTCTCATATCTGGTGAAAGTTTAGCATTAATTCGCATACGAGCCGTAGTATTAGTAGAACCCCACAATTCTCCATTTGATATATTTTGAAAATACCTTTTACACAAAGCTAGTTCTTCCCCATATGACCTATGCTCAAATGGTGTGGCTACAGAGCCTACTTCCATCTGGACTCCAGTTATGAAGAAGTTGTTGTCTGTGCTACTAAAGAAGCTGTCTATCCCTACTGCACGATTGGTGTTTGTAGCGTTAGTCCATGCTGTTGCGTTTAATGTGCCACTTGTAAAGTCTGAACCACCATGAAGCCAAAAATTTAATTGCAAACTTTCAGCATTATCATCATCAAATGGACTAGACCCATCATCAACGTCAGCAGGAAATGTAAATTCATGTCTTGCCCAACCTGTTGTAGTAGAAAACAACCTAGATATTATTCTACCGTTATCTGTATCATATAATTCACATACAAAATCAAAAGCAGCATTTGCTTTAACATAGAAACTAACAGTAAATTCTTTTGCTCCAGCTACTCCTTTACCAATGCTTTGTAAGTCTTGACCTTCAAACTTTTGTTGAAGTACCAAATATTCACCTGCTGCAATAGAAGCATCTGCTGTAGTACAATCTAATTTCATGCAATTAGCAGAAACACCACTAGGACCATCTGCTGTTTGTGTCATAGTTAATCTACCTGCTGTACCACTTGGAGTAATATTCCATCTATCTAAGGTAAAGTACCCAGCGGCTGCACCTATTCCTGTAACACTTGCACTTCTCTGTGCCACGTTCATTGCACCATTGATGGCAATATTTCTTCTCCCACCAATCTGTCCACCACCCACATCTAGTGAACCTAGAATAGAACCACCTGCTCCTAATAGTTTTGCTGTATCTGATGCTCTAGTCATTTGTTATTCCTTTGTATCATTATCTATACCTCTTGGCTTATGCTACTAAGTAGCCTGAAAAATATGAGTTTGCATTTCCATTTGTTGTATCACCTCCACCATTTTTCATATATTTTAAAAGTGCAGTATCACTAGCATCCATATCACAAAGCAAAGAAAAATTAACACTAAGATTAGTTACAGTTAGGTCATATGCTTCTGGGTCTAATATTGTATAAATGCTTCTGTTAGATAATTCTAAAGTTACATAAAAATTTGTTATATTATTTATTACATTTTCAAAGTATAGTGTAAAAGAAATTTGATACCTCCCAGTTACTGGTGCTGTAAATGTATTATTAGTAAAGTCTGCATTTTGGTCAAATATTTCAGTACCAAAAACAATTGTGGTATTATGAGCTAATCCAGTTTGTGCAGAAGCAGGTTTAACCATAAAAGCAGGTTGTAGTGGTTTGGTAATAATACCATTGGCATCAAACCTCATAGAGTCTGTTGTTCCAAGAGTGTTACCTAAACCTATAACTAAGCTATCATTGGTATCATCCACTCCTATATGGTAATCTTGTGCGTTACCATCAAATAAAATCTTTGCATCAGTAGCACCTGCTCTACCTATTTTAAATGTAGTAGCACCAACAGATGAAGCTAGAGTAAGACCAGAATTGTGAAC